AAAACTATTTTATTATAAGCCTGAATTCAAAGATAAGAAAATAGGCCGTTCTACAGTTCCAATTCGAAGTTTGTGCTATAGAGGCATCGACCAGACAACAAAACAATGGATAAGCATAGACACCTATGGCGGCAAACTAACAGAAAATATAGTTCAAGCTGTATCAAGAGATTTATTAGGTGATGCTATGCTTAGAATGGAAAAAGCTGGATATGGAATTGTGGGTTCAATACACGATGAAGTTATAACAGAGGTTCCAGAAGAGAATGCTCAGCTATGGTATGATAATTTGGTAAAAATCATGTCAACTCCACCTTTGTGGGCACAAGACCTTCCACTTAATGCAGATGGAGGAGTTATGGATTTTTACCAAAAATGATTAGTATTTATGCAAGTAGGTAAATTAGAATATGATGAAAATCTTAGCATAGCAGTTGGACTAAATGTTTCAAGTAAAGTATGGAAAAATACCAAAACTACTTGGAGCAATTTAGTTCAAAAGCTAGCTACTCCTGTAGTAACCGCTGAAACATATAAGCGGTTTATGAGTGCCACAAAAGAAGAGCAAAATAAGATAAAAGACGTAGGCGGATTTGTAGGCGGATTTCTTACAAATGGTAGGCGTGATAAAACAAATGTACTTTACCGCCAGTTAATTACATTGGATATTGACTTTTCTCACGAGAACTTTTGGTGGGACTTCCAAATGCTTTTTGATTGTGCGGCAGTTATACACTCAACTCATAAGTCATGCCCAGAAAAACCAAGGCACAGATTGATAATTCCACTTGATAGAGAAGTATCGCAAGAAGAATATCAGGCTATTGCTCGAAAAGTCGCTGGAGACCTAAACATTGATTTGTTTGACCAGTCAACTTTTGATATAAATAGACTTATGTTCTGGCCGTCTGTATCATCAGATAT